CAAAGAGCTTTTACAGAAGCTTCTCTAAAATCAGTAATTAAATCATGTTGGAATGAAGGTGGTGAACCATCAATGATTATGGTAGGACCATTCAACAAACAAAAATTATCAGGATTTACTGGTAATTCAACTAGATTTGATGCAGGTGCTGATGCTACACTTTACACAGCTGTAGACGTATACGCATCTGATTTTGGTCAATTACAAGTTGTTCCTAACAGATTCTCTAGAGATAGAGATGCATATGTGTTAGATATGAACTTCTTTGCAATTGCGTTTTTAAGAGACTTCACTATGCATGAGCTTTCAAAAACTGGTGACTCTGAAAAAAGACAGCTTTTAGTAGAAGCTACTTTAGAGTCTAGAAATGAAAAAGCATCAGGCTTAGTTGCAGACTTAACTACATCATAATAAATATAACTGTTTGGGGGAGTAACCTATAAATCTGCTCCCCCAGCAGATTCTAAACAATTGAAGATCTGAGATAGGGTTAGGATCGGAACAATTAAGGAACACAATGAGAACATTAAACGACTATTTTATATATGGCGAAATCGCTGACGTATCATCAGCATCATCAACATTTGTTGCAGTACCAGATTCTGGTAAAATAATTAAAATTATTACATCACTACAAGGAGCAATCTCTGGTGGTAATGCAGGAATATCTTTTGAAATTGGTGGAACTGCTGTAACTGGTGGAGGAATCACAGTTGCACATTCAGGTTCAGCAGCTGGAGACGTAGATTCAGCAGAGCCAACAGCAGCAAATCAAGTAGAAGAAGGCGGCACTATCGAAATGATTACAGATGGTGGATCTACTGGTGCTAAAAAATTAAATGTAACTTTTGTAATTAGAAGATAAGGAGTAATATGTCACATTTTGCAATGAGACCTGTTACTACACAAAAAGTTACTTCATCAGGTTCATCGGCTGCATCATCAGCTTTTGGAGCTAACATTGAATATGTTAGAGTCATAGCAGATGCTGATTGTCATATTGAATTTGGTGTAGCTCCTACAGCAACTAATTCTAAAATATTTTTAGGATCTAAATCTGAAGATTACTTTAAAGTATCTGAAGGTGAAAAAGTTGCTGTTATAGGATCTGTAAATCTTTATGTAACTGAATTGACAGAGTAATGGGAAAAGTTCGATCTGTAGAATACGATGGTGGAATAAAGACTAAGTATATCCAAGAGTCAGATGGTAAGCTAACTATTAACAATCAACAGGATGTAAATCCTTTGTTGAAAAGAAATAAAGCTTTATATAATCATGATAGAGGATGGGTATCATCTCAAAAAGAGATGAAACGAGTAGCTAGTGTACCACCATTAGTACTACAGATCTGGGCAAAAGAATACAATGGTAGCAATAACTGGTTTTCTTTACCCAAAGAAGTACAGAAAAAAATTATGAGAACTAAACTAAATAGTAATGAGTTTAGATATTTTAGAACAGCAGAAGGCAGTTTATAATGGCATTATCAACATATACAGAATTAAAAGCATCAATAGCAAACTTTTTAAATAGATCAGATTTAACAACTGAAATACAAGATGACTTTATAAAATTAACAGAAGCTGACTTTAATGCTAAGTTAAGAATAAGACAAATGGAACAACAAGATGATGTTACCATTAATGCAGAACAAGTAGATGTTCCTACAGGATTTTTAGCTGTAAGATCATTTTTTATATTACAATCGTCTACTAAATTTCCATTAGAATATATTACACCACATAATATGTTTGAAACAAGAGGTGGATCAAGAACTGGTAGACCAAGAGTTTATACAATCGAGGCTGACAATGAAGTTGAAAAATTCAGATTTGGTCCTGCTCCTGATGTTTCTTATACTGGGAAGTTATCATACTACAAAGCTATATCAGAGCTTAGTGATTCTAATACATCAAATTATATCTTAGCTAAACATCCTGCAATATATTTGTATGGATCATTATATCATGCAGCAAACTTTCTAGGTGGAATAGATCAAACACAACTATCACAATGGTTGCAGATGTATTCTACTGCATTAGAAAGATGTGAAAATAACGATAGACAAGATACATATGGAGGTGCACCTGTTACACAAAGAACAGATGTACAAACAGATTTATCATTTTATAGGAATAGATAATGCAAGTACCTTTTGGAGAATGGCTACCTGATCAACCTGAACACTTGAAACAAGGTGCTAACGTAGCAACTAATGTATATCATGCTTTGGGATCTTACAAAAGATTTCCATCATTAGTTAATTATAGTTCAAATACTACAACTACAAATGCTAGAGGTGCAGGTTCATTTAGAGATAACTCTAATAATATTTTTAATTTTGTTGGAACTAATTCTAATTTATATCAATTAGCTTCTGGTGCTTTTACATCTAGAAAATCAGGATTAAATGGTACTGATACAGACTATATTACATTTACTCAGTTTGGTAATCATGTAATTGCAAGTAATGGAGTAGATGCACCACAATATTATTTAATGGGTACATCAACTAATTTTGCTAATCTTAGTTCTATAGTAACAGCAGGTTCTGTTCCAACATTTAGAGTATCAGGAGTTGTTAGAGATTTTTTAGTAACAGGTAATCAACCTACTAATACTAATAGAATACAATGGTCAGGTATAAATGATATATCTACTTGGTCAGGTAAACAAGCAGACTTTCAAGACTTGCCTGGATCAGGTGGTAGAATAGTACATATTACATCTGGTGAAATAGGTTATGTATTTAGACAAAATCAAATCATTCGTATGGACTTTGTTGGTGGATCAGTAGTATTTAGATTATCAGTTATATCACCAAACAGAGGTGCAGTATATGGACAAACAGTTTGTCAAGATAATAGAAATGTATTCTTTTATTCTGATGATGGATTCTATGCATTATCAGGAGACTCAATAGAACCTATTGGTGCAGAAAAAGTAAATAGATTTTTTGATCTTGATCTTAACAAAGCATATACAGATAGAATTAAAGCAGCAACAGATCCATTTAATCAGTTAGCTATGTGGGCATATCCAAGTAAAGCTAACACAGGTGCATCAGGATTATGTGATAGAATTATTATATATAACTATGCAACTAAAAAATGGTCATTAGCAGAAGCTCAAACAAGTGTAATATTTCCACAATTTGTAGGAGCTTTTACAGTAGAACTAATGGATATTATATCTGAAAACTTAGAAGATATTAATGCTGCATTAGATACAGACTTTTGGAATGGTGGTCAAATGTTTTTAGGAGCTATTGATCAAAACTTCAAAGCAGCTATTTTTTCAGGAAACTCTAATGAATGTGAAATAGAAACATCAGAGTTAGAACCCTTTCCTGGACTAAGAGCTAATGTAACAGGTGTTAGACCTATTGTAGATGCAGTATCTACATTAACAGTAAAAACAAGAGAAAGAATAGCTGATGATGAAACAACTTCATTAACAGTAACACAAAATGCTAGTGGATTGAATCCTGTAAGAAAATCTGGTAGATATATAAGAGCTAATGTAAAAATACCAGCAGGAACAACTTTTACACACGCACAAGGGGTAGACTTTATAGCTTCACAAGCAGGTATAAGATGAGTGATATTAACGATATAGATAATGTTAGATATTCTTTTGAATCACAAGAGTTCTTTCAAAGACAGTTAGAACAAAGTGTGAACGAACTAATTAACAAAAATAATGTAGAAAGCGATAAAGCTTTTGCATGGTTTATGGGAGACTAAATGGCAGGAATAAAAGATTATAGTACAACAGCTAGTAATAATACTTCAGTAGGAGGTGTTAGTATTGCTGAAGGTATGTTACCTTCAAATATTAATAATGCTTTTAGAGCTATTACAGCTGATATAAGAGAATTTTATAATGACTCTCAATGGGTTATTTATGGTGATGGAGATGGTGCACATACATATGCTTATGTAAGTGGTACTGCATTTACTATTGCAGGAGCTAATGTAACTTCTGTTTATCATACAAGTAGAAGAATTAAAGCTATTGGATCTTCAACTGGTACAATATTTGGAACTATATCAAGCTCATCATTTTCAACAAATACAACTGTAAATGTAACATGGGATTCAGGTTCTTTGCAAAATGAAACTTTAGTTATATATCTTGCAGCCTTATCTCAAACTAACAATTCAATACCACAAAATGTTATTGATTCTGCAAATCTTAAAGATAATTCTGTAACAACAGCTAAGATAAATAATTCTGCTGTAACAGGAGATAAACTAGCATCAACAATAGATATATCAGGTAAAACTATTACATTACCAGCAGGTAGTGTAGGAACTACACAACTTGCTACTAACTCAGTTATAACTTCTAAAATTACAGATGCTAATGTTACTACAGCTAAGATAGCAGATTCTAATGTAACAACTGCAAAGATTGCAGATGATGCAGTTACTGCTGCTAAAATAGCAGATGCAGTATTAGTTACAAACTCAGAACATTCTTCAGCAACAGCTGATGATGTTACGTTATTTACTACATCAGCATCTGATGCTAGATACTTTAGACAAGATTCAACAGAAACAATATCATCAGGTGATACATGGTCATCAGGAGATACAAAGATTGCAACAACAGGAGCAATCAATGCTAGAATAGTAGATCTTATAGATGATGTTGGAGGATTTGTTCCTATAGCAAATGAAACATCTTTTCCAGCAACTAATCCAGGAGCTGGAGTTTTAGTTAGTATACAAGAAGTTTCTAGTACAAGAACACCTTCAACTGGAACTATTACAATTGCTAATGGTCAAGGATCAAATACAGTAACAATTAGTAATGCAGGAACTAATTCATTAACAGCTGGTTTTGGAGCTATTGTAGAAGCAACTTCAACTCTTAACACATACAATTTTCATAGATTACAACCTAA